AGAACATGAAGAAGGATTATACGCAAATCAACCCTGTCATTCAGGAAGCGTATGAGATGCTTCAAAAAGCGGCGGCACGAACGGACGGGCTGAGTGGTCTGGAAAGCGGTTTCCATGCATTGGACAAAATGACCTCGGGCTGGCAAAATTCCGACCTGGTGATTATTGCCGCCCGCCCCGCTATGGGTAAAACGGCTTTTGTGCTTTCCATGGCAAAGAACATGGCGGTAAATGCGAAAATCCCTGTGGCTTTGTTCTCTCTTGAAATGTCCAACGTACAGTTGGTCAACCGTATGATTGTCAACGTGTGCGAAATTCCGGGTGAGAAAATCAAGAGTGGTCAGTTGGCTCCGTATGAATGGGGACAATTGGATTATAAAATAAAAGAATTATACGATGCTCCGATGTATGTGGATGACACACCATCCTTGTCCGTCTTTGAATTACGCACCAAAGCACGACGGCTTGTACGCGAGCATGGAGTAAAAATCATTATCATTGACTACCTTCAGTTAATGAATGCCAGCGGAATGTCATTCGGTAGCCGTCAGGAAGAGGTCAGTACCATTTCACGTTCACTGAAGGGGTTAGCCAAAGAACTGAACATCCCCATCATCGCACTGAGCCAGCTGAACCGTGGTGTGGAAAGTCGTGAGGGTATTGACGGAAAACGTCCCCAGCTCAGTGACCTCCGTGAATCCGGAGCTATTGAGCAGGATGCCGATATGGTATGCTTTATCCACCGCCCGGAATACTATAAAATCTACTCGGATGAAAAAGGGAACGACTTGCACGGTATGGCAGAAATCATTATCGCCAAGCACCGTAACGGTGCCGTAGGTGATGTACTGCTGCGTTTCCGTGGCGAATTCGCCCGCTTCCAGAATCCGGACGATGATGTCATCGTGCCTATGCCGGGTGAGGCACCGGGTATTATCCGTTCCAAAATGAACGGTGGCGGCAACAGTGTACCTCCCCCATCTCCTGATGCCGCACCTGCCGACAATAATCCGTTCGGAGCCCCTATTCCCGAAGGACCTTTACCGTTCTGACATTTATTTATCCCTCACAGAATTAACACGGATTATTTCCCTCAAAGAAAAATCTGTGTTAATCTGAGTAATCTGTGATGGATAAATAACAGGATAAAAGAAAATAATTACTAAATTTGCAGGTCATTTGGAAATACATAAAAAATATCATATATGAATATCTCTTATAATTGGCTGAAAGAATACGTCAACTTCGATTTGACACCGGATGAAGTGGCCGAGGCGCTGACTTCCATCGGTTTGGAAACCGGAGGCGTAGAAGAAGTCCAAACAATTAAAGGTGGTCTGGAAGGTATTGTCATCGGCGAAGTGCTGACTTGCGAACCTCATCCCAA